TTATATGTGCCGATGAGGGTCACAAGATTAAGGAAGGAAGAACTTCACAGGCGAAGGCTCTGCATAATCTGTCCGACCGAACAAGATTCAGACTGCTCCTTACGGGTACGCTGATTACAAATAAGGAGATTGATGTGTTCAGTCAGTATAAGTTCGTTAATAAGAATATATTCGGCACAAGTTTCTACACCTTCAGAAACAGATACTTTGATATGACGGGGTACGGTAATCATATCCCGGTATTCAGAGAAAGCATGACCACGGATTTCTTACATAGGCTGCATTCAGTTGCATTCAGAATCACAAAAGCTGAGTGCTTGGATCTGCCGGAGATAACAGAGGAAGTAAGACGGGTGGAATTAGAGCCAAAGGCTCTGAAAGCATATAAGGAGTTAGAAAAACAGTCATATACGGAACTTGCAAGCGGTGAGGTTTCTGCTCCGAATATTCTCACGAAACTTCTAAGACTCTGTCAGCTTACGGGTGGATTCATAACAGATGATGATAAAAATACATCCAAGATATCTACGGCAAAAATGGAGATGCTTGAGGACATTATTGATTCTTCTATGGCAGAGGGTAAGAAGTTAGTGGTTATGGCAAGATTCTCTGCTGAGATTGATGAAATACAGAAGATGCTTGAAAAAAAGAAGATAGGATACTCAGTCATCAGGGGTGGTGTTAAAGATAGAGACGAGCAGGTCAGAAGATTTCAAAATGATGATGATTGCATGGTCTTTGTCGGAAATATCGCAGCCGCTGGGCTTGGGCTTACTTTAACGACCGCATCCACTATGGTCTTTTATTCCCTTGATTTTAATATGTCGAACTTTGAACAAGCGAAGGCTCGAATACACAGAGTCTCGCAGAAAGAAAATTGTCTTTATATTTATCTCGTTGCAAAGGGCACCGTTGATAATAAGGTACTCCGTGCCTTAAGGAGCAAGGTCAACCTTGCAAAGGCACTTGTTGATGATTACAGAAATGGCAACAACCCCTTCTCAGAGTAGAGGGGGGTTGTAACTTTTCCCTACTGTGAGGGAACACGAAACACAGATGCAGAAATGCAGGGGTTGTAAGTTTTCCCATCCATAGAAAGGAGGACCAAAGATATGGAAGATAAGCAGATTATGGAGCTTGCAGACTTACTTAAGGCGGCCAAAGACCGTAAATCTGAACTTGATGACCAGGTTAAGGAAGTTACTGCTGAGATTGAGAGACTTGACCTTGCTCTTTCCGATGCGATGGCAGAGGCAGAACTGGATAAGTTCACTCATAGCGGTAATACCTTCTATCTCAAGAGCAGATTATTTGCGAGTGCTACGGCAGGCAAGAAGGACGAACTGTTCAAGGCTCTTAAGGAGAACGGCTACGGTTCTATCGTAACCGAAACCGTCAATGCTAACACTCTCGCCAGCTTTGTTAAGGAGCAGAAGGCAGAGAACGATGATGAAGTCCCATCGTGGTTAGATGGACTCATCAACACATTTGAAAAAGTATCAGTTGGAATAAGAAAAAAGTAGGAGGATACGATTATGCCAGGAAACAAGGAAATTAAGGTTAATGAGGCTGCCACTGAGGTAGCAGAGGTAAGCGGTTATGCTGCGCTTGCCAATATGGATACTATGAACACTGCACTTGCAGAGGATTGCGATGGACTCGAGTTTTCGCTCGATAAGATCAAGATTCCGGCAGGTGGTGGTACAGCATTTGAAGTGCCTACCGATGAGGAAGGAAACACGGATATGGTTAAGGAAATCACGGGAGTGATTCTGTATAACCACGCTGTGAACTCTTATTACAAGGAGAAGTATACGGGTGGTAATAATCCGCCTGACTGCGGTTCGTTTGATGGTAAGGTCGGTGTGGGTACACCGGGCGGTGACTGCAAGACCTGTCCTTATAACAAGTTCGGTACGGGCGAGGGAAAGAGCAAGGCTTGTAAGAACAGAAGGATGCTTTACATTCTGCAGGAAAATGAATTCTTCCCGGTTGTGTTATCACTTCCGCCCGGATCAGTCGGTTCTTACTCCAACTATGTGAAGAGACTCATTTCAAAGGGACTCAGACCGAGTGGTGTGGTAACCAAGATTTCGTTGAAGAAAAGTACAAGCTCCGATGGTATTGCATTCTCGCAGGCTGTGTTTAAGAATGAGAGACTTCTGACAGCGAAAGAGGTTGAGGCTCTTGCACCTATGGTGGAGCAGATGAAAGAGATGGCATCCAACCTTACGGCATCTGCGCTGATTGAGGAGGATGCTCCGATGGTGGATCCCGAGACAGGAGAAATCATCGAGCCTTTAGGTAAGTAACCCACAGTTTTATTACTTAGCCGGGAGGGGAGACCTTCCCGGTATTTTGGAGGTTTTAGATATGGTTAAAGCAAATTATAAGTGTGTTACGGATATTGCAGAGATTAAGGAATATCTCGGGAGCAATAAAATCGTAGCATACGATTATGAGACCTCGCCGGATGATGCGTTCCGGGACGAGGACAGAGCTGCGCTCGATCCTTTTAAATCACATATCGTGGGGTGCAGTTATTCCGTAAAGGAAGGGACAGGCATATATGTTCCCATAGACCATAAGGTCGGTATAAATATGGATAAAGATGCATTTTGGGAGCATCACAGGGCATTCCTCTCCAATCCTTATATAACAAAGATAGCACATAACATAGCCTTTGAATCCATGATGGCATACCACAAAGGAGTGTTGATTAAGGCTCCAGTATATGACACCATATGTGCTGCGCAGATGACACTCAAAAATAATTATGAGTTCCGAAAGTTAAGTGAGTCAGGACTTAAGAGACTGGCATCGGAAATATTGGATGAGCCCTTGCCCACATTTACAGATGTAACAAAAGGCAGGCACTTTGATGAACTGAATCCACAGGATTATGAAACTGTCAGATATGGGGCTGCCGATTCGGATTTCGCTCTTAGGCTGTATCACAAGTTCAATGACTGGTTTGACAGATTTATGCCGGCTCACAGGATGATAGTTGAAACAATCGAATCCCCTACGGCAGTTTATATCGGCATCATGAAACATAATGGAGTGCCGATGGATATAGACCTTATGAATAAAAGAAAATCCGAGGCAGAGGCTGAGATGGAGAAACTCCGTCAGAAGATTGATTTCATTATCGGTGATGTAAATATAGGAGCAAATTGCAGTACGCAGGCTTTTAAGGATTATCTGTATAAGACCCTCGGACTCCCAGTTCTTAAAACAACGGGGTCTAACAAAGAGGCAGCAGATGACCAGACGATGCAACTTTTGAAAGAGTACTGCGATAAGGAGCGTCCTGAATTATCAGAACTGTTTACCTTGGTGCAGGAATACAGAAAATGGGGCAAGATCATGTCGACCTATATTGTCGGATATCAGAAACATCTTAATTCTGTGACACATAGGATTCATCCAGATATGTTCGCTCTTTCCACAGATACCGGGAGATTTAACTGCACCAAGCCGAATTGTCAGAATATGCCTCGTAAGACGAATGACCCTATCGGCATCCGTAACTTTGTAAAAGCGCCCGATGGCAAGGTTATCATATCACTTGATTTCTCACAGATAGAACTGCGTGTCGGTGCTTTTTACTGTAGGGATGAGCATATGCTTGAGACTTATCGTAATAATGGTGATATTCATGCACAGACAACATCTGTCATATTCGGTGTTCCTTATGAAGAGGCAAAGGATAAGAATGCTCCGAATTATAAGGAGCATCGTACTATTGCCAAGAACTGTAACTTTGGAGTGTTCTACGGTCTGTTTCCGAGGGGGTTGCAGAACACACTTAAATTCAAAGCCGGGGTAGATAAGACGGTAGAAGAATGCGAGGGTATCATTGCCAATCTGAAGTCCGGCTATAAGAATCTTTCTGTATGGCAGGAGAATACAAAGGCCGATGCTTACAGAAAAATGTACACCGAGACTTGGCTTGGCAGAAGAAGGTATCTGCCGGATATCCGTTCAGATGATTGGGGTAAGAAGTCATTTGCAGAGAGGTGTTCTATGAATACACCGATACAGGGGACGGCAGCAGATATTCTTAAGATGGCTATTGTAAGAATCCTTGATGGGCTTGCAGATAGACCTTGGCTTGAGCCTATCCTTCAGATTCATGATGAACTGACATTTATTATCCCGGAGGATAAATTATCGGATGCAGTTGCATTTGTAAAAGAATGCATGGAAGTGAAACCTTTCCCCGAGTTCGATTTACCTCTTATTGCAGAGGCAGCGGTGGGGCATACTTTCGGTACGATGGAGGAGCTTGATTCCTAAGTAAATGAGATGGGGTTGTAACTATTCCCTACAGTGAGGGGATATTACATCCCCATCATATTTATAAAGGAGATTGAGTCTATGTTTAAAAACAAAGAAGGTTACAACGACCCTACGGCTGGGACTGCTATGTCTGAAATGATGCGTGATTATAGGACAAAGCAGAAACAGAAGTGGCGTAGGGAATATGAGATGAGAAATCAGTCCAAGGCATATGTTGTTTCAAAGTATGCCGGGGATATTGGTAAAAACGTGGCTGATGCTATAAGGGCTTGTCAGTATCTTATCAAAAAGAGAAAGCAGCCTGTTGCAAGTCACTTACTGTATCCTCAGATTTTAGGAGTTGGGGATACGGACATGGAATCAAGGACGCTTGGACTAATGTATGGATTATCACTTATGGCAATGTGCAACGAAGTATGGGTCTTTGAAACAGAGAGCGGTATTTCAGAGGGCATGGAACAGGAGATCAGAGAGGCAAAGAGACTGGGGAAACCAATTAAATATATGAAGATGGAGGATTTGTAATATGGATGATAAGCTAACGCCACAGAGCGTATATCCAACCGACATCATTGGCACCATGTTTAATCCGAGTGATGAAGTGTGCCTGCGTGTATTTGCTGACAAGAAGGGTGATCCATTCACGGGAACGAAACTTTCCGTAGAGGCTGCGAAGTTTAATACTCTCATGCCGACACTCGAACAGCATAATCAGCAGGACAGGGGCATCTTTTTTGTGGTTAATTATGGTGGTCAGACAGATGCGGATATTAAGAGAATCAACGCACAGTTCGTAGAAAGTGATGAACTGTCATTGGATGAGCAGGAAAAGCAGATCATGGCATTTCCGCTTAAGCCTTCTCTTATTATAAAAACAAGGAAGTCACTGCATACATATTGGTTCATAAAGAACGGTGATGTATCAAGATTCAGAGGAATTCAGAAAGCACTTGTGGAGCAGTTTCATGGTGACCCGGCTTGTGTTAATGAGAGCAGGGTGTTAAGACTTCCGGGCTTTAATCATTGTAAGGAAGACCCTGTGATGGTGGAGTGCTTATGGTTCCATCCCGAGAACAGATATACCCAGGATGAACTTGAGGCACATCTGCCAAAGGTTGATAGTGGTGAGCCTGTTGAGGTAAAGAAGGGAACACAGGCAGGGCTTGAAGTTATGATTGCAGGCTGTGATTTTATTCAGCATTGTATTAACGATGCGGCCAACCTCCCCGAGCATGACTGGTATGCAATGATTACTAATACATCGGTATTCGATGGTGGTGTTGAGAAAGCACATGAGATTTCGCAGCCTTATCCGAACTATAACAAGGATGAGACGCAGAAGAAAATCAACCACTTTCTTGATAGCGGTACGGGTCCCATGACTTGCCAGGTCATTGCAGACAAAGGATTCAAATGTCCGAAACTTGCTAATGGCACTTGTGATTGTAAATCTCCGGCGGCCATGAGTTTTAAACCGTTAGAGGTTGATGCACTTAGGACTCTTCTTCAGACACTTCCCGTCAAGAATGCTGCGGTGGACGATTTACAGACTGCCAAAGAGTTTATAGAGAAGTATCTGTATAATGCTGACAATGTTACAGCGGAGTCGTTTATAAATTACGATGTGAAGAGTCATTTCAATTTCAAGACCACAGACCTTAAGGTGCTTATAACCTGTCAGAAAAATGCAGTAAAACAGCACCAAACGAATATGAGTACCAAGAAGAATGGCACAGGGCTGCCGATGTGGTATGAGATTACTGATAAAGGTATCGTGAAGTTCCTTCCGGGGATACTTGCTGAAGAGATGGCAAAGGATAAAGCCGTATTTTATGCAGCGGGTTCTTTCTACAGGTACGAAGATGGTGTGTTTAAGGAAGTGGATGAACTTACCATCAAGAATCTTGTAAGGGAGAAGATGATACCGAAGTATACCAAGCTGTCACAGATTACCGATGCAACAGGGCAGTGGCAGATGCAGGTGTTGAAAGATATCTGCGAATTGAATCCAAACCCTTATATCATCAATGTTAAGAACGGACTTTATAATGTGTTGGAAAACAAACTCTATGAGCATACGAAGGATTATCTGTCTACGGTGCAGTTGCAGGTAAACTTCACACCGGGTGCTGACTGTCCGAGGTTTATGCAATATTTACATGAATCCGTGCCGGATGACCAGATACCTCTGATACAGGAGATGCTCGGATACTTCCTTGTTCCCGTAAATCATGCACAGAAGTGTTTTGTTATTGTAGGCAAGGGGGGTACTGGCAAGAGTCAGCTTTTGCTTTTAATCAATGATATTCTGCTTGGAAGAAGGAATGTTTCAAATGTCACATGGCAGGCGCTTGGTAATGAGAAGTTTAAAATCGCTGAACTGTTCGGCAAGCTGGCCAACATCTTTGCTGACCTTCCGTCAAAGAACATCGAAGATAATGGTATGTTCAAGGCTATAGTCGGTGAGGACTTTATCACAGTGGAGAAGAAGAATAAGAATCCTTTTTCATTCCAGTCATGTGCGAGGCTGCTGTTTTCTTGCAACAGTATCCCTCGTAACTACGGTGATAAGTCCGATGCGTTTTACAGAAGACTTATTATCATTCGGTTCGATAATATTGTGCCGGAAGATAAGAAGGACAAGCTGATTCAGGATAAGTTCAGAACTGAGGCAGATGGTATTTTTCTTTTTGCACTTGAGGGTCTTAAAAGACTTATCAATAATCACTTTACCTTCTCTGAAACAGAGAGGAATAAAACCGAACTTGAAAGCTACCGTGAGGATAGCAACAGCGTACTGTCATTTGTGAATGAGTGGTGTGAGCTGGATGCATCCTATGAGATTCCGAGTATGGAACTTTACAATAATTATAAACATTACTGTGAAGTGTGTGGTCTGTCCCCTTATGCACAGAAGAGGTTCTCACAGGACCTTGAGAATTCATTCCCGGACCTTAAAAAGGCGAAGGATTCCCTGGGCAAGAGGCGTACCTGGAGAGGAATCAAGGTTTCAGACATCACGGAATAAGGTGTTCTGGACACCAAGTGTCAAATGAACCAAAAGGCAAAGTCTCCAAGAATCCTTGATTTTAGGGGCTTTGCCAAAGGTTTAGACACCAAGACGTGTCTGACACGTAATCTCTATTTTTTTATATATATTCTATTTTTATATATATTTATTTTTTTTCAAGAATTATTTAGGAAGATGCAAAATTAGACGGCAAATGATGTCAGAAAGGAGTAGACCATGAAAGAGGCAGATATCGTGAAAACCATAATGAGATACTTAAAGACCTTACCGAACTGTTTCTGTTGGAAGGAACACGGCGGGATGTATGGAACTGCAGGTGTCCCGGATATAATAGCCTGCATTGATGGTAAGTTTTATAGCTTTGAAGTCAAAACCGAAAAGGGTCAGCCTACAGAACTTCAGAAGGCAACCATCCGTAAAATCATAAAAGCCGGAGGTGTAGCTGTGGTTGTTCGCTCGGTTGATGAAGTAAAGGCTGTTCTTGGAAATTAAGATTGCACTGATTACAAAGATACATTGAAACTAAGTGACGTGGGTGCTGAGATTCAAAGATACGAAGACTTTAATCACTGTTTTACAGATTGGAGGAATCGTATATGGCGAATACAAGTATTGATCCATATGAGGCTCTTGCAAACGCTGTGGTTCTTCAAGCCGTGAAGGATTGGAGAGAGGCAGTTGGTAAACTCAATAAAGGCAGAAAGAATGTGGCTGCCGAGGCAATGAGGGACGAGTGCGAGAGGTTTTTTAAATCAAGTTATTTCAACACTTTTACTGAACTTGATGGCGAGATCCTTCTTTCAAAACTGAAATCGGAGGTGGAATCATGACAGTAAAAGAGTATTTAGGTCAGGCATACCTGCTTGATAAGAGAATCGACTCGGACACGATGGAAGTTGAGAGACTGAGAGAAATGGCGCAGACCATATCGAGTCCGGGTTTTGAGGAACACTTTAACGCTACTAAAAGCACCGATGCTCCATATGAAAAAACACTTTTGAAAATGATAGATATGGAAAGGCGGATAATGGAAGAGTTGCGCCTTATGGTTGAACTTAAGGATCAGATTCATGAGGTCATAAGTCAGATTGATAAGCCGGAACAACAAGTGGTTTTTCGTTATCGATATATCCATAATTTTTCCTGGTCGAGAATCGGAGATGAGGTAGGTGCAGACCCTTCGACAGTACAGAGATGGCATAATAAGGCTATAGCAAAAATAAAATTACCAGAAAATCTGATAATTTTGAAAAATGCCACGGTTTGCAATAGAATGCAATAGTTGTATTTATGATATTGTATAATCGAGGAAACCGAAGATGAAGAGAGCCCTTATGGTGGTAGCCCCACTGTGAGGGCTTTTGTATTGCAAGGAAAGGTTGGTGGGAGAATGCCAAGGAAAGCGAAACACCCCTGCCACCACCCCGGATGTCCGAACCTTACAGAGGGTAGGTTCTGCGAGCTACACCAGAAGGAAGAGAACAAGCGTTACGAGAAGTACGACCGTGACCCTGCTACGAGGAGACGGTACGGAAGAGCGTGGAAACGCATCCGTGACAGCTATGTGAAGACCCACCCCTTCTGTGAAGATTGCTGCAGGAAAGGGATCCTTGTTCCGGTGGAAGAAGTCCACCACAAACTGCCTCTTGCTGAAGGAGGGACTCATGACAGGAGCAATCTCATTGCACTCTGTAAGAGCTGCCACGCAAGGATACATGCAGAACGCGGGGACAGATGGCACAACAAAAAAGACTACCCAAGGTAGTCTTTTGCATGGAGTGGAGGGGATTTGAACCC